GTGCATATACCCAGATAGTTGTTTCAGATACAACTCCCTCAGTTTTACATTACCAGTGTTCTGCACATGGTTATATGGGAAACCAAGTTGTTATCGGAACAAGAAACCTAACTGGACTTGACACTGGCGACTTAGGAGAAGGTTCTAATCTTTATTATACAGACGCAAGATTTGACACAAGATTAGGAACTAAAGATACAGGCGATTTAGGAGAAGGCTCTAATCTTTATTATACAGACGCAAGAGTATTAACTAAAATTAATGCAACAAGTATTGACGCACTTAGTGATGTTGATACAACAACTGCATCTCCATCTACTGGACAAGCACTTGTTTGGGATGGTTCTCAATGGGAGCCTGGCACAGTCGGTGGACAGATTACTGTACAAGATGAAGGTTCTGCGTTATCAACATCTGCATCCACAATTAACTTTGTTGGTTCTGGTGTTGTCGCATCTGGAACAGGTTCTACAAAAACTATCACAATATCTGGTGGTGGTGGCGGTGGTGGTATCGCACTTAGTGATATTAGTGTTGGTGCAGAAGCAACTGCTTCTGGTAATGGTGGACTTGCATATAATAATTCAAGTGGAGTCTTTACATATGCTCCTCCAACTCTAAGTGGTATTGGTGGAGACACAGACGATTTAACAGAAGGTTCTAGTAACCTTTATTTTACAAACGCAAGAATAGACACACATCTTAATCAGTCTACTGCATCTACTAACCAAGTTCTTTCTTGGAATGGTAGTGATTATGCATGGGTTAATCAATCAGGCGGTGGTGGTGGCGGTGGTAATGCATTTACCAATATTGCGGTTACTGGACAAAGTACAGTACAGGCAGATGCATCAACTGACACACTAACTCTAGTTGGAGCAGGACTAAATAGTATAACAACGGATGCATCGACTGACACAGTAACGATTGGAACTCCCACAGGAATTCCTTTTGTGAAAGAAGATGGAACATCAACAAGTTTAAATATGAGTGTTGCGGCAGGAACATTATCCTCGGCAATATCTAGTTTATACATCCCCTTTGTTAAGGAAGATGGAACTAGTGTAACAACACTTGTTATGAGTTAAGGATAAGAGATGGCAGCGAAAACACCGATTAAAGCAACATTCACTGGTTCAAATGTAACAGGACTTGCAGAATTTGTGGCAGCAGACTTTATCCCTATCTCTGATGGTGGTACAGGAGCAATAACAGCATCTGGTGCAAGAACAGCATTAGATATAGATTCGAAAGCAGAAGTAACAACAAAAGCAGTCAATAACGGTATTACGTTTGCGATTGCATTAGGATAACGATATGGCAATACCAAGTACAAGAGCAACATTCAAAGAATACTGTCTTAGAAGTTTAGGTAAGCCAGTAATTGAAATCAATGTTGACCCAGACCAAGTAGAAGATAGAATTGATGAAGCACTTCAATATTTCTCACAATATCACTATGATGGTATTGAAAGAATATACTTGAAGTATCAGATTACACAAGCAGATATTGATAGAGCAAGAAGTGACAACTCACTACCTACTGCAACAGACGTTGATGGTGCAACAACAGCAGTATGGAAGGAGCAGAAGAACTATATTCCTGTTCCCTCTACAGTTATGTCTGTAGTTAAAGTATTTCCTTTAACTGATAAAGCATCTTTGAATATGTTTGATATACGCTATCAAATGAGACTGAATGATTTATATGATTTCAGTTCTACCTCTGTTGTACATTATGAAATGACAATGCAACACCTAGACCTTCTAGACCACATTCTAATTGGTGAGACTGCAATACGTCACAACCAACATCAAAACAGATTATATTTGGATGCAGACTTTAAAACAGATTATGTTGATGGGGATTATATCGTCATCGAATGCTATCGTAAATTAGACCCAGCAACCTTCACAGATGTATGGGATGATATCTTCTTGAAGAAATATGCAACACAACTTATTAAAATGCAGTGGGGTGCAAACCTTTCTAAATTCCAAGGTATTCAAATGTTGGGTGGAGTTGCCTTAAACGGTGAACAGATATATACTCAAGCACAAGAACAAATTGAAAAATTAGAAGAACAAATCCAACTGGCATACGAGTTGCCTCCAATGCATATGATAGGTTAGATTGTTATGCCAACAAATGTATACTTTGATACAGGAACAAAACCAGAGCAGAACCTCTATGAAGATTTAATCATAGAGCAATTGCGTATTTACGGTCAGGATTGTTATTATATTCCTCGTAATATGGTTTCTGAAGATAAAGTATTTGGAGAAGATTCACTATCTAAGTTTGAAGATGCATACATGGTTGAAATGTATGTAGATAACGTAGATGGGTATGAAGGCGAAAAAGAATTGATGTCTAAGTTCGGTTTAGATATTCAAGACGATGCAACATTCACAGTTGCAAGAAGAAGATGGGAACAGTTTGTTACGGTAGATAATAATCTTGTTGTATCATCAAGACCAAATGAGGGTGATTTAGTATACTGGCCTAAGGGAAGTAAACTATTTGAAATCACATTTGTTGACCATGATGATCCTTTCTATGCAGTACACAATCTACCTACATACAAACTAAAATGTAAAACTTTTGAATATAGTTCTGAAGAACTTGACACTGGTATTGCAGCGATTGATGCAATTGAAGCAGATAATAGTTTAGACCAATTATCGCATCAAATGACTCTAGAAAATGCAACGGTATTCTCAGAGAATTTTGCTTTAGAACAAGGTACACCTTCTGATGGACAACTCATACTAGAGGATTCATTACTTGGTGATAAAATTATATCTGAAACAGTGGATAACATTGGTTCAATTGTAATGGAAAATAATGTAGAGGGTGCATCAGCGTCCTATATAATACTAGAAACTTATCGGGTTGACACTATTGATGAAAGCGCTCAGAATGATTTATTTGATAGTGAAGAGGATACAATATTAGACTTTACCGAATCAAATCCATTCGGTGATGCTGGGAAATAAATTATGATTGGAAATTACTTTTACAACGAATCAACAAGGAATGTGGTAGTCGGCTTCGGTTCGATTTTTAACAACATTCAACTTGTTAAGAAAGATAATTCTGGTAACGTAACACAGACTATGAAGGTGCCGTTAGCATATGGCCCGAAACAGAAATGGTTATCCAGACTAAGACAAGACCCCAACCTAACTAAAAAGGTTGCAGTTACTTTACCTCGTATTGGTTTTGAGATTAGCGGTTTAGAATACGACCCATCTCGTAAACTTAACAAAATGATTAAAGTAAAGAAGAATGCTGATGGGGCAGACAACGAACAATTAAAATCTGGTTTTATGCCAGTACCTTATAATGTTAATTTTGAATTATACATTATGAGTAAAAATTCAGATGATGCACTACAGATTCTAGAGCAAATGCTACCTTACTTCCAACCAGAGTACACAGTTACTTTGAGGGAAGTACCAGAGTTAGATATTGTTAGAGATGTTCCTGTAACATTAACTGGAATTCAATATGAAGATGATTATGAGGGAGACTTCTCAAGTCGTAGAGCAATTATCTACACACTAAGTTTCTCTGCAAAGTATTATCTATATGGCCCTGTAAGTTCACAGAATATTATTCGTAGTGTACAGGTTGACCAATATACAGATATGCCAGTGAACTCTCCTAAGAGAGAACAGAGATATTCTGCGACACCGAAACCAGAGGACGTTTCTCCTTCTGATTGGGATGTAGATGATGGTGATTTTGGGTTCAATGAGACTACAAGTTTCTATGAAGATGCAAAAACTTTTGACCCATCCAGTGGACAAGACGTATAAATAATACAAAGAATTAGGAAAACGATATGGCAAGTACATTAAAAGTAAATGAAATTCAACATACAGGCGGAACTACTGCATTAAATATTAGTAGTGGTGGAGTTACGGTTATGCCAAATCGTCCAGCATTTGCTTGTCATCTAGAGACTTCTGTTTCTTTGACTACAGCTAATGGATGGGTCGGTACATACGGAACTGAGGGTCTATCAAGTGGTGCTTGGGATTGGAATATAACACATGGTGGATATAATGTAGGTGGTCATTGGAGTGATTCAAGTAATAGATTTACTGCTCCAGTTGCTGGGTTATATTCATTTACTTTCTCTTGTGTTATGGCTGGTGCTGGGCAGCAAGTAACTTTTAGATTACAAAACAGTAATGGGCATAGTAGATATGCTGGTACAAATTATGATAGTTCGCAAAATACTGTAACTGTCCCCTCTGCAACTGGTCAATAT